CATTTTAAAAAAATATCCCAAATTATCAGATCTAAGAATAAATTTTTTATATTCAAATCCTTTAGGATAAATATAAATTTGTCCTGTTTTAGTATTAAAACATAATGCGTGTATTTTTGATTGCTCGTTCATTTTGTTAATTTTAAATGGTTATTTTATTCGTTCAATTTAAGTTGATTTAAAAAACACTTATTATCTCTTTTCTCAACTCGTTGTGTATTTTTTTTGCGTATTTAGACATTCTTTTTACCTCATAATAATCTCCTGGATTATTAATATACCACCAGTCTTTTTTTTCGCTTGCCGTAACCGTTGGTATAGCCACTCTGTCAATTATATAATGCCCTGAAGACTTATATATTTTTTTTCCGGCACTTTTTTTCTCAATAGCAGAATCTATCCCGGATAGTATGTGTTCTCCTCCTCCTCTTTTTTTGTAAAAATAAAATACACCCGTGTGTTTATATTCAATCTTTGTTTTTGTAATAAAACTCAGTCCGCCATAATAAATTTCACAAACGCAAATAACATCTTTTTTTGGTTTCATAATCATAATTTTTAATTGTTCAACTATTTTAAACCCTGTTTAGCGTAGCATTTCAATTGCAATGTCTTCATTCTCTTTGAAAAACCGTTCAACCGTTTTAACTCTCTTCCCGTTTAGAAATTCAAAGCAATTCGGAGCCTCCACAATCGTTTTTTCTGTTGCAATAAAAACAAAGGGGTAAAAATACCACCGTGAACCCATATTTTCAATTTCCTCTGAAATAGAATCTTTTGAGTCACTGTAAAAATCCCTTACATGCTCACCGTCCGGAGCAAAGCAAATAGCACTGTAATTTGTTTTCATAATCGTTCGTTTTAAAGGTTATTAATCGTTCGTTTTAGTCGCTAACAACATCGCCAGCATTGCTCCCCGAAAAAATCCGATTTTTACACAGCGCTCGTGTGTACGCTGTTATTCGGGGATGGGTTTAGAACCTATAATATTTGCAGATTAAAATTCCACCCGCAAACAGCACCACTGTTCCGACAGCATTTAGTGCTGTCCAAATCCCGGGCTGCAAAATGGCAGCCAAAATCGCGATTAATAAAACCACGATTAACAAAGATAAAAAATAAGTTTTCATTTGTTTAATTTTTAAGTTAATTATTCCAGACCCCGCTATCGCGTAGCAGGGTTTCGTTCGAATTTCACGAGCTCGTCAGTGGGTTACTTTTGACAAAAATTCGTTCAATAACAAATCAACGCGATTTTCCTTTGCTTTTTGCGAAATGCTATAATCGCATACGATTTTTTCGGCTTTTTTGTCGTATTCGCGTAGTATTGAATAATCAACATCTTTTCCGGTAGGAGAATATCCTGTTGAAATACACACGTCTCCAAGGTCATAGTAATCACACGCCCAACCCTCAACTCTTGTGCTATAGGCAAAAGGTTTTTTAAAATATAGTAGGTTGCAGGCATCGCAATAACCAACACTTAAAACATACGGGAATCCATTCCTTACTGCTTTCTTCGTTACTTTTGTTTTCATTTTGTTTAATTTTTAGTCGTTAATAGTTTTTCATTATTCAATAATAAGTCTTGTTTCAATTTACTGTATTTCGCGAAGTTCTTCAATCTCAGAATCATTCCAAATCCGGCACACGTTTAGCCATTCCTCTTTTACGCCAGCATAAACTCGGTCAGCGGTTTTACTGTCTGAATCGTATCCAAATTCGCTGCAAAAATCAACAAACGAGCCCGGATCGTATTTTGTAAGGCAAGCCAAGATAGAATATTCAGATGGCGCAACTGGTCGGATAATATGGTCAGCATTTACCGTTCCAAAATCTGACTGCAAATTCAACTTTACATACAAAGCAATTTCCTGGTTGCTTTTTGTTCTCATTTCTGATGGTATTTTGTACCGGCTTTTACCATACACCGCAACAAACTCGCTGTCTTTGATGCTATTTCCAAACTCAAATTTCCATACCCTTTTTCCGCGTTCGATTTTAATATCGTAAACGTCGCGCGTTTCCTTGTCGTCAAGAAAGTAACGACGATTTTCTTTGTAGGTAATAGTCATTTTGCAGCCGGTTTTTTCTAAAAAATCCATTGCCTGTTTTTCGTAGTTTGTTTTCATAGTTGTTTGTTTTTAAAATTTCAAATTAAACGTATCAATTGCTTTTTTTATTCATAGCTTTAATTTTTTAGTCTTCTAAAATCGTGTCAGGAAAAATATTAATTTGCCTACCTTTGTAGCTAATATTGCAGGTAGCGAAATTTCCGAACGCTTCGTAATAATTTACCCGCCGTTCAATCTTTGCACCGCTTTTTGTATACCACTGACGCTTTTTGCGTCTTCCCGTTTCGTCAAAAATAACCCAACGGTGCCCGCTGTTGTTTAAGTAATAAAGTCCTTTTTTCATAGTTGTTTGTTTTAATTATCCAATAGTTATTCGATTATATGATAATCGTTCGTTCACCGTTAAACCGTTCGTTCACCGTTAAATCGTTCGCTTATCTAATAATCGTTCGCTTGTTTAATAATCGTTCGCTTATCTAATAATCGTAAACAATTTTCACACACGGCAACCGCTTCACTTGATGCCGTTTCCATTTCTGAATACCATTTCTTCCAGGTTTTTTGTTCACGATTTTTTATCCTGGAATTTACCATACCTTAATATAAGGTACAAAAAAAACGCGGTTTTTTAGGCCGCGTTTCTTTGTCGGTTTATACTACTTTGCAGACTTTGCAGCTTCGGGCTCAGTATCCACTGAGAGAGCCTTGCAATATTCAACAAGCCCGTTTACCCAATCCTGGCCACAGGGTAATTGAACGGTTACAATTTCAACGGGTTGCCCATATTCTTTAAGTAGGTAGTCTATTTTGCTGTTTAACGTTGACGCTTCGAAAGAGGTCTTTATTTCAACGTCGCAAAGCTCTTCGTCTTTAGGGCTACTTAATAGCTTCAATGCAGCCGCGGCATCCCCAGCCTTTAATAAGGCTTGCGCCCTAATCGTATTTGTGTTTATTACCTGTAATTTTGCGGGTGTACTTAAATCCCCCCACTTGCGCGTCTCGAGGCTGGTGATTTTTACGCCCTCAAAGTCACTCTCACTCTTCCCCAATAATTGGAGTAAGGCAGAAATTTTCTCTACCTTTGTCAGTTCTGAAAACGGCAGCACTTTCGTGGCCGGTTTTTCGGCTCTGTTTTTTAGCCATGCGGAATAATCAAATGCTTTCATAGCTTTAAAATTTAAAAATTAATGTTAAAAAATGTTGTTAAAAATAGTTGCACCAGGCGGCTGATCCGATCGGCAGCATCACGCCCACATGCACGGTTAATATTAATTATTCATATTTTAATAAAAATGTTATTTCTTCTTCTCTATATTCAGTGTCGTATCTACCACTGTAATCATGGCATCCATTATCATCATACATCTCAATTTTTACCACAACCAACAGTCCTAATCCGGTTTTTTCCGTTGATATAAACAAACGGTCTTCATATAATGAATAACCGTTGCCATCACCATAAGCACTGGCAACTAACAGGTCTTTTACACCTGCTTTTAAAGCAGATATATTTTTCAGGAACCAGCCCAGTAGGCTGTGAGACTCATTAAAATATACACCTTTATAATCGGCGTTCCAGCCGGTTACTTTTAATTCACCAGCCAAACTCTTTAAAGTCGAGTAGACTTCATCCAAATTTTTTACTTTTAATGTTGTCATATTTTTCACCGCTATCGTTTTGTTTTTATGTTCATCGAAGCGAAACAACAGCGGATTTTTTTACCGCTTCAACGAACTGTTTAAAAATTGTTCTTGACTGATACAAATGTTAAGTATTAAAAGATTTCTAAAGCGAACATTGAGCCGCCACCGCTGGGGTGCTGTAATTTAACTGGCATAACTAAATAAATACTGTCATCAATCATTACCTCAGTAGGGCCGCCTTTACAGATTTTTGCCCCTACAATAACATTTTCGCATTTTTTCAAATCACTAATTGATGTTGGGCGCTCAAATTCAGAGTCATCAAAACAGATTATTTCTCTACAAGTGTCCCAAAGTTGGTTTACTGTTGCTTTCATAATAGTTAGTTTTAAAAAGTTAGTAAATATTGCACCAGGCGGCCGATTCGATCAGCAGCATCACGCCTACACGCCTGGTAATTGTGTTACTCATACAAGTTCCCACTACGAACTTAAAGTACTTCAAGTATATACATAGTTCCCCCGGCTGGGTGTCTTACTTTCATGGGTTCAACAAGTACAATAGAGTTATCTATAAGTACTTCGCGCATCTTAGTGCCTGGTATTTTATCACCCAAAAGCACATTTTCGCATTTTTTCAAATCTGCAAAAGACTGTGGGCGTTCACAGTCATCACCATCAAAGTTTATAAGTTCACGTCCGGTTTCCCATAATTGACTAATAGTTGCTTTCATAATTTTGGTTTTTAAAAGGTTAATAATAATTGCACCGCGCGGCCGATCCGATCAGCAGCATCACGCCTACACGCGCGGTAATTGTGTTACTTCATATCGCTTCCAGATTTTATTTAAATCCTGCGGCAGTTTGGGTTCTTCGCACCTTCGGGCTTTCGCCGTACTCGCTTCGCCAACGGAGAGCTGCATCCGCGTCGTTTGACATGTCAAATATCGTTATACTTTACATAGTGTACAAATATTTATAGTTAAACAAGGTTAAATAAATCACGCTAAAAAGATGTTATACAACATATTATCCGACAATCAGAACAACGAAAACAAAGAAATCCCGAAAAACACTTGCAAAACACAACAACTGTGTATTAATTTAGCACGTTAAACCGATTTAGAAAGCTCAGGAATCGAAGATAAACGATTTTTGGGCAATTTGCGCAAATAAACTACCACCATGCCAGCACCAAAAGGAAATAAGTTCGCAGTAGGGAACAAAGGAAACACAACTATAACCTGGACAAACGAAAAAAAACAAGCTGCAAGCAAGATAATTCTTGAAGAAATAACAAAAGGAAGATCGGTAAGGAGCATTCTGCACCCTGATACACGCGAAAAGGATAAATTACCAGCCTATACCACATTTTTGGAATGGCTTGAAGAAGATAATGACTTAGCAAACCAATACGCGCGCGCGATGGAATGGCGCGCCGAAGGGCTTTTGGAGGACACTATCGACATTGCAGACGATACGAGCAACGACCTTATTATTGACAAAGAGATTGAAGGCATCCGCATCATGAAGCCCAACAAAGATCATATTCTTCGCGCAAGGTTAAAGATCGAAGCCAGACAGTTCGCCCTCAGGAAGATGGCTCCCAAAAAATACGGCGAAAAGCTCGATGTAACGTCTGGCGGAAAGGAGCTTGCTTCTAAGATTGATTTAAACTACAACGGTTCTCTTGTCAATTTGCGGGGTATTTAACATTTCAGGACTTTAGCAAAAGTGTTTCCCCGCAAAAAGGGCTATTAAAGTTAAAAGAATTAAGAGTATTAACAGTTTCGGACAGTCTAAAATTAACATATGAACTTTGACCCGTCACCGCTTTTTTGGACAATGTGCAAGCTTTACGAGCAGCATTTTGTTTTAGTTCCGAAATCGGAGCGGCAGCGGCTGACGATCTGTAATGAGGGATCGACAAGGTCGGGGAAAACATGGGACTTCTTTCATTTCTTAGTTGCTATCTGCGATCAGAACAGGCAAAAGAATCTGGAGATATACATTTACCGCGACACGCTAACGAACTGTCGTGACTACACATTAAAGGAATTTGTAAAGTGCTTAAAGGTGATCGGGATTTATAATCCTGATCTTTTAGTCGGTTACGGGCAAAAACCTCAATACGACTTGTTCGGAAATCCTGTTTACTTTAGAGGGTTAGACTCAAGTATTGAAGCTCAGCCCTCAGATATTTGTTTTTTTAACGAAAGCCTGGAGATGGATGAAGAACCGGTATCCAACGTCTTGATGCGCTGCCGGCAAATGGCCGTTTTTGACTGGAATCCGAAATATACAGCCCATTGGTGCTTCGAGATGGAGGGCAGGCCCAACACGTTCTTTACCCTTACAACGTACAAGAACAACAAGCACTTAGAGCAGACGATCATTAACGACATTGAGAGCTGGTGCCCCTGGGAATTTGAAGACTTAGAAAAACCAGAGCCGGAACGCCGACCGAATCTGAAGAACATCCAATCAGGGACAGTAAACCGCTTCCGGTGGCTCGTGTATGGTCAGGGGGTACGCTGCGCAATGGAGGGGCTTGTATTTCCGGATGTTACTTATATTCCGGAGCTTCCAAAAGACGTGGAAAAATACTGGTATGGATTAGACTACGCTAACACGGTAGGAACATATGCCTTTTCTGAGTGTTGCAGAAAAGAAAGAAACCTATACTTTGACTGCCCGATTTATGTTAAGAACCTAAACAGCTTGGAGGATTTTTACACTATCTTCAAGAAGCATTACGAGACAAAGAAGAATGAGCGGCCCGGGCAATGGGTTGTCATTTGCGATTCAGCCAAACCGCAGAACAAAGTTGACCTTAATGGCTGGGCTTCGAGGGATGGGCTTAACGTCGTGTTCTTAGACTGTAAGAAGTTCGCCGGATGCGTAACGTGGCGCATAGATTTAATAAAACGCTACTCTATACACTTAGTCAACCGTGAGCACATACGCAAAGAACAGGAAAACTACTTCTATCAGAAAGTAAACGGCATAGAATTGAACGAGCCGCTTAAAAATGGTTTTGATCACTTTTGGGATGCGGCAGGTATGAGTATTCAATATGAACAATCACTAAGATGAGCATTATAAGTAAGTTATTCAAGAAGAGCAGAATTATAGATGCTCAGACATACGCAAGCCCCGTTTATTCGCTGTATTCAAACACAGCGAGATACATAACTGGAGACGGTGTAAACTTTCAAACTAACTCGTACCGATACTGTCCCCCACTTCAGGGCGTGATACAGAAGCGGGCAAATGCTTTGACAAGAGGGGTGATACTCCCTGTTGATGAAAAAGATCAGGTTATCACGTCTTCGGCCTTTAACAAGGATATGAAGATACTCAGCCGTCCAAATCAGTTTCAAAACCTGACGCAATTTTTAGGGATGGTTGAAACAATGATCTGCATCTATGGGGTGGCGTACATTTACAAGATCAAACCTTTAGGATTCAAAGAGGCAAGCGGGTTTGTGGTTATTCCGAATCCTTTCATTACACCCTCTTATAAGACTTCTGTTAATATCTTAGATAATCAGAGCGGCATTGTGGATAGTTACACGTTGAACCTATACGGGATGTCTTTTGTTCTCAAGGATGAGGATGTAAACCTTATTACCGAGGTCAGGGATTCGACTGTAAATACAATGAATGCCTACCAACCAAAATCGAGGCTGGACGCTTTAGAATACCCGATCAAGAATATTGTTGCCTCTTTGGAATCAAGGAACACAATCATTGTGCGCAGGGGGGCTGACGTGATAATAAGCCCGAAGAACGGGGACACGGCCGCTATTATGTCCGTTATGACCCCCGCAGAGAAAAAGGCCCTGCAAGATGAGTATGCCCGATATGGAACGTTAGGGGAGCAGTGGCATACGATGATTGCCCGTGTTCCGATGGATGCGGTAAACATAGGTCGTTCTGTTCAGCAGTTGGGATTGTTCGATGGTGAGAATGCAGACCACCGAGCTATTGCGTCGGCTTTTGGTGTTCCTGTGCCTTTGCTCTCGATGCCCGACACGGCGAAGTACTCAACCTACGGAGAGGCAAAGAAAGAGCTATACGAAGACACGATCATCCCTGAATCGCAAGTTATAAGCGAGATGTTAGACGGACTTTTCAACACCTCAACGAAAGGGTATAAGTTTTATTTCGATTACTCGATGTTGGAATGTATGCAGAAGTCCGAGAAAGACAAAGCCGACGCGTTAGGTGCTATGGTAAAAGCGTTAAATGAGGCAGTAAGTGCCAACCTTATGGGCCTTGATGAGGCGAAGAAGTTATTAACCGATTATACAAATTAAAATGGATAAGGAAAAATTGGCCGAGGCCATAAAGATAAAAGAATCCCTCAAGGGAAAAATGGTAAAGAAATGAACATACTCGAATTAAGCAGAGAAGACAGGTTTGAATACCTAAAGAAGAACTCTAAGGCGTTGATAACGCTAAAGAAAGCATCCATAAAGACAGCCGATTGTGTTGTTTCTAACCCGATGCTAATAAAGAGCGAGGGGGCAGACAAAGCCGCAGGCGAAGAGGGGGCGTATGAGATAGCCGCCAATACTTGTATGTATATTGACGACCAGATGGATGCCCTTGCACCCGGGGCCGCCACGAAGTCTATCAATGAAAACCTGAAACGTGGAACGATCTATTTCCTAAAGAACCACGCACGAACAACGGACAGCATCATAGGTAGGTTAAAGGATGCATACTATAAGCAGTTTCCATTGTCTTCGTTGGGGTATGACGCAGAGGGTATGGCTGACGTGCTGACTATTGTAGGAGAGCCTGACGAGGAGCTGGATGCTAAGACGTTTGGATTGTATAAAAAGGGTTTCGTTAAACAGCACTCTATCGGTCTTCAGTATGTAAAGATTGACCTTGCCGTTGATGATCCGACGAATGCACAGGGTTATAAGACGTGGCAAGCGCACTATGACGAGATAATAAATAAAGATGTTGCCGACAGATACGGGTTTTTCTTTTACGTTTCAGAGTTTAAACTCTTTGAACTCTCTGCCGTACTTTGGGGAAGCAATGATCTTACAGGAATAATCGAGCCGGGTAAAACCACTCATGAGGATAGCCGCAAAAGCACTATCGACAAAAGCGAATTTAAAACAATTTTTAGTAATCAATTAAAACAACTATGGACAAAGACGAATTAAAAAACGTTATCAGTGAACAGTTGGATAGCTTTAAAAAGAGCCTTCCGAACTTCATTGACGAGAAGTCCCTTGATACTGCATTTAAGAATTTCCGCAGTGAGATTGAGGGCAATTTTGGCGACGCAGTAGAGAAAGGCATTAAAG